GCGGCGGCCTTCGCCTGTGAGCCATGCTTGTGCATGGCGGCGAGAGACGCTCGCAGTTCCGCGTCGGAAAGCTCTTTTGCACTCATGCAATCATGCACCGGCGGCGGCGGACGCCATGGCAAAATCATGGGCCTGCCTCGGGATGATGATCGTGTAGCGCACGCACCCGCCGACCTCGATAAGGCCTACGAACACGGCGTCCGGCCCTTCGACAAAGAAAATGCCGACCATCTGCGAGTCGGCCGGGATGCTGAGCCCAAGGGCACTGGAATAGACCGCCGCAAAACCGGGATGGTCGGCTTCCATGCGGATCGAAAGGGGCATGGAAAGCGCGTCGGCGTCGGCCTGGTAGGCGTCGAGATGAGCCATGGGCGCTTCGCACTTGGCCGCATTGGCGGCGACAGGGAAAAGCGCTGCGAAGGCGAACGCGACTGCATAGAGTGCGGATTTCATGCTAGGCTCCTACGACAGAGAAAACCGAGACGGCCCCGGTCAGACCACAGGCGATGACGAGTACGCAGAACCAAAGGAGTGGTGCGCCGTTCATGGCTGGCTCCTATTTTCCGGGGAATTTCGGGTCGTCGCGCCAGCGGCGAGCGGCGCGGATGACGCCCTCGCAGATCAGCATGGCGGACAAGCCGATGGCGTAACCGAACGCGCCCTCGATCCCCTGCGATGCTTCGAAGGGCCAGTATTCGACGGCGGCGGGCGTGAGATATCCGGCGGTAAGTGCGCCGATGATGCAGGAGACGATAGCCTGTCGCACTGTAAGACCGGGGAGAATGAGAGAGCGGACGAGGCCGCCAGCGAGACCGGCGAGGACGGAAGATGCCTTGACGCCAAGGATGGACTGAAACGGGTCGCTCATTTGCGCCACCCGCAAAGGCGCTCGCCTTTCTGATTATGCGCGAGGATGGCCTTGACCTCAGCGTCGGACAGGGCGTCAATAGCCGCAGAACCGAGGCGGACGGGCTTGGCTATTTCGCAGAAGGAACCTTTGGTCGTGGTGCAGGCGGCTATCGACAGCAGACACGCCAGCATTAACGATCTGGCGACCATTCCTTGAGTTCCTTTCGTGCTTTGGATGGGGGGATAGCGCCGATGTCGTTGTCGACTTCATCCGCGATGGTGCGCGCCTTGCGTTCGGCTTCCGCCTGCTTTGCGCGTTCGGCGGCGGCGCCGGCACGACGACCGCGAACGATGGCGGCGATGACTGCCGCAATGCCGGCGAGCACCGCCAGAACGGTCGGATTGGCGAGGATGGTAGCGATGATCCCGGACATCACTTCATCTCCGGGTCGCGAGCGCGACGCGCCAATTCGGTCACGATGCCAGCGACGAAGAGATAGACAGGAACCCACTTCGACGGGACGTATTGCGAAAACAGGTTCGGGTCAGTGACCGCAAGCGTCTGGAGGACAGCGCCGCCGAGCATCTGGAGACGCGCCCATAGGATCGTTTCCGAGTCCTTGAACCATTTGCGGATTGACGACCACATTAGCGGCCCCCTTTCAGGATTTTACCGATGATTTCGAAGATGATTGCGAGGATGCCCCGCTTCGGCGCAGGCTTGGGCGCTGGCGGGCTTTGCGGGACTGGCGCGGGTGATGGCGCAGGAGCGGGCTTGGCAGGATCCACGGGCTTTTCTTCGCCGTAGCCCATGGCCTTCAATGCTGCATCGTATTCGACCGCATGGCCGGCGATTAGCTTCGCCCTGTCCGTCCCGTTGACGATGCGGCGAGCGCCGGTATAGTCGGACTTGTAGAGCGTGATGTAGTCCTCCAGCGACTTGCCGGTGAACCACCCCTCTTTCATGCCGGTAACGAGGATGGCGGCGGAATAGGCCGGCTCCAGAAGCTTCTTCGGGTTGGCGACGAAATCGACGCCGAGCGCCTTCCCTGCCTTTTCGTAGTTCCGTTTCCATGTGAGTTGAACGAAGCCCATGCCGACATACGGGTAGTAGGGCTTCGACTTCAGGTACTTCTCCCCGCCCATTTCGCGGACCGGCTTCATGGTGTGCGCAGTCTCGTGATACGCGGTCGCGAGAACATAGGCGCATTGGTTGCGCAGGAGCCCGGCTTTCCTGCATTCCTCGACAATGAGACGTGTGTAGCCGAGGTCCATCTTCATGGGCGGCTCCTTTCAGTTGCGGAAAGCGTGGATTGCGCTATTGTCAGCGCGGGTGGGTGATCAAACGCACGGAAGCGTTGGGGTACTGGTTTTCTCGGCGATGATTGTCGCCACAGCGCTTGTCGTGCTCGCCGCAGACGTTCTGTCCAGGTTCTAGGCCGTCAAAGCTTGACCTGATAGTTGAAAATGATGGTGGGCTGAACGTTATTGTGTGCGCCGTCGCCGCCCGTTGATGCCGACGAACCGCCAATCGTATGCGTGTGATCGCCGGATGAAGACGAAACGACGCTGTTCGCGTTGCTTCTCATGCCCGTACCGCTACCGCCGCCCGCCAAGACGCCTTGGCCCGTCATGTGCGTGTGCGCTCCGGCAGTCTCGGCCGTGTATGTCCCCGCCGCGTGCGTGTGCGCAGGCATTTCGCCGCTGACCAGCGTATGAGACTGGGCGCCGCCCGACGAACCAATCGTATCGCCCGCAACCGGAGACGAGAGCCGCGACACGTCGGCGAGGTTGTCCCATCCCGCCGCGACGCGCTCCCGATGATCGGGAAGCGGCATGCGCTTGTTTGCCGCGAAATCCGCTGCCGCGCTCGCGCCTCTTGTCGTCGGGCTGCCGGAGCTGTCTTGAATTGGAAGGACGGTGTTGTCCCAATCGGTCCATAGCAGAGTGAACAGCGCCGACGTATCGGCATTGGCGCGAGACGTGCCCCCCGACGAGGCCGAACCGATGGTCTTGCCGTCAAGAAGCAACCACCCGGTTTCGGCCGTCTTCTTGACCGTCTTCTTGATGTCGCCGGTCTTGTAGAGGGCATTCGCGATGGACGTTCCGTATGCAGTCAGTTCGTCCGTGGCGAATTGCAGGACCGTCGACAGCGGCGCGTGCAATATCCTTCCGTCGCGATAAAGCGCGATGCGAACCGCGTCGGCGTCGTCGATTTCGGAGATTGCCGCAGCGTCGACCGTCATCAGATTTTAATGATCTTGTTCAGGATGATGGTCGGTTGCACGTTATTGTGCGCCGTGCCGGAGCCGGTCGACGCGGTGCTGCCCGTGATCGTGTGCGTATGCGCACCGCTCGATTGCGTATTGAATGCGTTGATGGTCTCTGTGGAACTGCCGCCGGACGCAACCTTTCCACCGCCGGACGTGTCGTGCGACGTTACCCCGGTGAAGTCGATTGAGTGTACATGCGCGCCATCGCTGGCGGTGGCGATGGTGCCCGCCGCGTGCGTGTGCGCAGCCAACTGACCTTCCGTAAGAACGTGAGTCTCTGCGCCGCCTGTTGCGCCGAGCGTGTCGCCATTGAGGCCGCCCGTCTGGTTTGTCAGGCGATCTGCGGACGTGCCGCCCATATCATCCTTGCCGGCAATGACGCGCCCGCGAAGATCTGGGAGGTTGAACGTCGTCGATGCATCGCCAGCACCGAATGTCGTGGAAAGCACCGCAAAAAGCGCCGCATACGTCGTGCGGGACACCGCCTGCCCATAGCATAGCAGATAACCGGACGGCGCGGACGACCCGGCATAGTCAAAGATCATGCCGGTCTCCACGCCGTTGACGGTCGGGTTGATCAGGAGCCATGCGCCGGCGCCGCCATTCAGTGCTGTGTTGTACCGGACGGTATAGATACACCCGGACTGGATATCCGCCGCACCGAGAGCGGCTGCGCCGGTCCCCGTCGCCTTAAGCACAGCCTTCGCGCCAATGGAGTTGACGTTTAGCGTCGTCGCCCCGGCGTTGGTCGCCCCGGCAACGAACACCACGACGCGCCCGTTCGCGTATGACGAAAAACCGCTGGCCGCTGTGACCGTGATGGCATTCGCGGTTCCGCCCGTGGTGAGAGACCCGTCGATATCGGTGACGAAATCGCGATTGCGCTTCATCATGACGCGCGCGGAATCGTTCACCGTGCCAGGGTCTTGCCCTTCGGCCCAATTGATATCGCTGTCCGCGTTGCTGTTAGACGATGCTGTCGACGACCAGTCATAAATGGAAGGCATCAGGCAAGCCTCTTCCTGAGAGCTTCGACGAAGGATGAGAGGGCGGTGGCATGTTCTGGCGACGGCCCCTGAAAATGCACCGGGGAGAATTGCGGCTGGTCGGTGCCCATGCTGCCGAACAGGTTCGCGAGCGCCAGCATGGTCGGCCCGTTGGTTGCCGGAACCATGTCGGGCATTGGCGGACCCTGCATCGGCATGGGTTGCGGCGGGTCGATTTCAGTTGTGCCGAGCGCCGGGGCGAGCGTGCCGGGGAGTTGCGGCGGGGACGGTTCCTGTGCCGCGACCGCGCCGGGAACGTACTTCTTCATGGACGTGTCGGGCGTGAACGGGACGGCCATGCCGCCGAAGCGCGCCGGGTCTACACCGCCCGACGCCATGGTCATGTTCGGTTGCCCAACCCCACGTGATGCAACGGGGACCTGATCAACCGGGAGAGGGCCGGTGAACTCCCGAACCGGATCACTGCCGAGCAACGCCACCGCCTTGCGACGATGCCCGCCCATCTGGTTTTCGACCTTGTCGCGGACAGTGCCGGGCGCACCGCCGGCGGCAGCGTCCGACCTACCGTAATACTTGTCGCCTACGCCGCCAGCATTGATGGCCGAGTAAATTTCGAGGAGCCCGGCGCCGGGACGAACGCCGCGATCCACAAGATACTGGCCCGCCGCTTCGACCTGATCGGCAACAGGCGTATCCTGCCCGACACCATACTGCCTCGCCTGCGGTTCGCCCCACTGAATAAGGCCGCGATGCGTGCCCCATTTGGTCGTCGGGCCTCGCTGCCACGGGTCGAACGTGCCCCCGGTCTCGTAGGACATGGCGGTTGCCAGGTCGACGGGATCGATGCCGAGACGCGACGACGTTTCGATGATCGCGCGGCGAAGTTCGTCCCGCATCGGCGTCCCCCGATTGAAAAGAAAAAGGCCGCCCGAATGGACAGCCCCAAGGTGTTCGATTACTGTGCGCGGCTATGCAGATTGAGCACGACCCGAACGAGACGCGCCCCAACAATCGCGTTTACTGGATACTTGCGTTTTTCGTCGCCGCCGGATGGGCCAACTATCTCATGACCCAAGAGATCGACTGGTACAGTCTCGCCCTCGGGGCATTCACAATGGGCCTGCTTATGTCTTGGTCCATCGAGAAGACGGGAAACAAGATTCCCGACTCATGGCGCGGCTAATCGGCCCGTTCCCGCCGCGCCCGTAGCCGTCGCCATCGTGTTCATGATGGCCTGCCGTGCCTGATTGGACTGCGCCTTTTTCAATGCCGCCGTCAAAGCCGCACGGGCCGCCGCCGGGTCGGTTTCCATCAGCACCTTGGCAACGCGGGCGATGACTTGTGGCGTCATACCGCTTGCCTCGTTCATGGCCTTCGTAACCGCAGAGATCACGGCATCGACAGGACGGCCGGACAGCAGCTTAGCCATCACGGATGGATCGAACTTCGCCATTTCTGCCGCGTCGGCGAGGTTGTCGGCCGTCTTAGAGCCGCCGAGGGCTGCATTCGCAGTTTCGAACATGCGCTGTTCGCGAGCGATCTGCCTACCCATGCGGTCGGCTCGCTGAGGAATGGCGAAAGCCGGGAATTCCTGTCCCGTCTTTTCTGTGATGAGCGTCCGCGCCTTGTTGGTCGTCGGCGACATGGACATGCTTTCGACCTTGGCAATCATCGGGTCGGCGTACCCGGCCCTGAACGCCATCTTTTCTCCGCCCTTCATTTTGTTGAAGGCTGCGATGTTGTCAGCCGCGCGCGTCCTTCCAGACGCAGCCGCCGTGCCGCGTTCTACCGCATCGATTGTCCGGCTTTGAGCGCGGAAAGCATCGTTTGCAGCACGATAGCCCGGCGAAGCGCGTTCCAATGCCGCGTCCAACTGCGAATTGACCTGAGACAGAAGGCGGACCTGATTGTTTCGGCCGGCGCGAGAGGCCGCCCCGATCATGTCGTCGATATCCTGCTTGACGCGGAGAGCCGCACTGAAATCGGATACGACCGACTTTCCATCGGTGATGAGCGAGCGGGCGCGGCGCAGAACGCCTTCAAGGCTATCGTCGGCAATGCCGGAACCGGGGTTGACGATACGGTTGACGCCCGGCGTCAGGTTGTCATCGAGGGAGCGGATAGCGCCAGAAACGTCCACAGCGCCAGCGCTGTTGCGGGCGGTTTCATAATTGACATTCGCCAAAGCCGAACGTTCCGCGCCGAGTTTTGCCGCTCGCTGCGCCGCCGTGTCCTGTGCATTGAACCCGCGCGCGAGCGAGGACGCCAGTCGTTCGCCCTGTCCCATCTGGCGCTGCTGCAATGCCTCTACAACGCCCTGCCTCGCCTCATTCGGGGTGCGCGCGACCGTCGAAAGCATCCTCTGCCCGGAATTACCCATGGCATCGGCAACGGTAAACATACCCTGGTCGTCAGCCTGCGAACGCGCCAGCGCGGCGGCGATATCGTCGACAGACATGCCGGAGCGCTCGACACCTTCGCCAAGGGCGGCGTTGGCGAAGTTCTGGGGGCGAAGTCGGGCCATGATCGGGGCGACAAGCGGCTTCGCTGCCGTCTGAACGCCTGCGATGGCGTAGGGCGTAGCCATGCCAAGCGCGCCGCCGAGAGTGCCGCCAACTGCCGCGCTTCCGAGACGGCCGCCAACGCCCTCGCCAGACCCCGCGCCCTGTAGAACGCCGAGAATAGCGCCATCAGCGGCAGAACCAAACGCGGTACGCAATAGGGACGCTCCGCGACCCGCCGCATTCGCGCCGAACGACAGACCGGCCTTTGCGAGGCCCGCTCCGCCAGTCACGCCGCCGGCGATCTGCCCCGTGAGACGCGCCGCGCCGCCCTGTGCGTCGCGCTCGCGCTGCTTGGCGAGGTTCCCGGAATAGTCCATGAAGTCGCCACCGATACCGGTAAGCGCCCCCATGCCGGCGGAAATCTCGTCGGCCAGACCGAAGGACAGCGTGTCGGCTGCGCCGCGCATGAAGTCGTCAACAGTCGAACCGACGCCACCACCCCTGAAATCGCGCACCTGATCGACGGACACGCCTTCGCTGGCGATATAGCCGTCGATGTCCTCCTGTGGAGCGTTCTGCTCCACCATCTTGCGGACGTTGTTCTTGATGCGCGCAAGATCAGCCATCAGTCGAGTCCGTACTTGGATCGAAGGTCGTTAGCTGGAGCCTGCGGCATGTACTGGCCCCACTGATCATTCGGAATGCCGGCCTTTTGCAGAAGTTTCTTCTGGCCTTCCTGGACGGCGTCGCGGAAGTCCTGTAGGGCCGTGCGGAATGTCGCTTCGTCCTGAGCGCGGTCCATGCGCGCCATGGCGTCTTCGGCCTTCTTGCCTTCGACTTCGGTGATCTGCCCGCCACCCTTCAACATCGAATAGGCCTGGAGGAATGCGCGGCCCTTCAACTGGTTATAGCGCGCAAGCGCGTCGCGCCCTTGTTCGCCCATGGTCCACGACGGACGGAACTGGTCCAGAGGACCAACAATCGCGTCTAGACCGGGGTTGCGAAGCAATTCGTCGATCTGTGCCACTGTCTGCGTCGAGGACAGCATGTCGCTGGGGAGCGTCGCCGTAAGCTCGCCCTGTGCCTTGCCAAGCGCCTTTTGCGCTTCCGCGCCAGCCAAATCCTTCGGGATAGTCTGGATAACTGAGCCCGAGCGGTCGGTGATGCCCCACGATGTGCCAAGATCAACCCGCCCAACGCCCGGTTCTAACGTCCAGCCTTCCGGCATATCTGCCGCCACAAGACCGCCAGCCTTGCTTGGCTGCATGGCGCGAAGATTGCCTTTGTCGTCCTTCGCGTAAAGGACGTTGAGACCAAGTTCGGCCGCGCCACCACGACTCTCAGGGAGCTTGCCTGACAGGATATAGGCCTGCCCCTCGGGCGAGTTCGGATCAAGGCCGTACTGCTGTGCCGCCGCCGCGCGCTGTTCGTATTCCGACTGCTGTCCGCCCTTCATGCGCTGTTTCAGGAACTCCGAGAGCACGTTCGGCTGAGAGGCGATCATCTGCGCCTCTTCCGGCGACATGCCCTGCTTCGTCAGCCATTCGACGGTCTGGTTCTGGTTTTTCTTTCCCGCGCGTTCCGCCCGCCCCGTCGCAACCATCTGCGCAGCACCGGCAAGGCTCTGGTTCGGGTTCGATCCCATCGCCAAGCCGAGGAAGAAGTCATTGAGCGTGCGCCCCCTGTCGCTTTCGGTGAAGGCGTTGTAGCGGTCCATGAAACCCGGCTTCTGCGGCTGCGGAGCGACCGGAGCAGGCGGAACGGGAGCCTGCATCTGGCCCGCGCCGGCAAGCATGTTCGTCGGCTGCATGCCCTGCCCACCACCCATCATGAGCGGCTGCAAAAGGCGGTTCAGGCCGGGAGAGGCGAGAAGCTGCTTAATATCGAACATCGGGCGCCCTCATCCACAGACGGCCATAGTCCACGGCGAGGAACCCGTCCGGCTCCTCGACAACCGCGTCAGGCATGACTTCCGCGACTTCCTGGGCCATGACGCCCGTCACCCGCTCGTCGGACCAGACATAACGATATTCGTATACGTTGAGGCCGTACGGGTTGGTGCCGACGTGGCGGATATCGTCCTTCAACCGAACATCCGACTTGGTGAGTATCGAGCCGAGTGCTCCGATGCCGCCGAGCACATTGAAGGGCTGTGTCTGCGCCTGGACGTTCGTCCCGTAGTTCCCGGCCGAACCCGCCGCAGCGCTCTGGAGAAGACCGAGCCGCGTCCAATCCTGCATGTCTTCGGCAAGCCACTTGGAATAGTCCGCCTGTAGCTTCGCCTGCTGGTTCTGGTCGACAACCTGTCCCGCCCCCAACGCCGCTTGCCCGCCCGCGAGCTGGTTGGCAAACTGCTGGCCCATGAGACCGGCTTGCTGCCCATAACCCTGGTTGGACAGCCCAACCGCCGAAAGCTGGTTCGCCTGATTGCGGTTCCAGTCGTTTTCCAGCCCCTGCAAGAGCATGTTCGTGGTGTTCTTCGCCACGACGCCGGAATGCGCGCCGGAGCCGTACCGCCCGGAACCCGACATGGCGGAATTGATCATGGCGTTCGCGTCGCCGATCTCGCTGTCAAGACGCTGGCGATAATACGGGTTGCCTTCCTGAAGGTACTTGCCCGACGCCATGTCGGCCAGGTTGGCGCTGTTCTGCCCGATGCCGGCGACCTGTGAGCCGTAATCCGGCGCGTTGGTCCCGGCCGATGCAAGCTGATTGACGCCGGCCATGGTCTGGCCCGACAGATCAGCCACGGTCTGGCCCTGATAGACGCCGCCACCGACGCCGCTGTTGTACAGGTCCGTCGCTTCGCTCGCTGACTGCGAAAACAGTGGGGCCGCCCACGCTGGCGGCTTGTTTTCAGTGGTCTGCTTGGTCGTCTTCGACATACGGGCGCACCTTGCGATAGAAAATGATGTCAGCCGAGTAACCCAGCGGGGCGAGGCCCTTTTTCCAGCCTAGGCGGCCGACCGGGCAGACTTCATCGGCTCCGATGGACCACGCCCACCGCTCGATGTCGGCAATGAGCGGGCAGACGTCTATGCCGCCCTCTCCCGCCAACCCTGTAAGGATCACGGACTTGTACCCCGTGGCAGGCGTGGTCTTGATTTCCGTAAGCACGAAGGACAGGAAATCCTCGCCATCAAGGATCAGCCAAAGTTGCGACTTGCCGCTGAACAGTTCATCTGCAAGGCTGCGCATGGTCCAGACGTTGGGGAAGCGGTCGACCAGCTTTCTGAGCGCAGCCGTGATATCCGGCCCGTACCGCGCAATCCTCTCCGCCGGCCAGTCGGATGTCAGTTCGATCCTCATCGGCGACCCGTCGGAACGTTGCGAACGTCAACGCCCTGGGCATGTTCCCATGACGTTCCGGCCGGAATGCGCGCTTTGAACTTGTGGAACCGCCCTCTGCTCTTCTTCTGGACACGGCCCGTTGCCGCCGAAGGAAGCGCCTCGTCGGTCCAGACGATGTTTTCGCCGCGCCGGAACCGTGTCCCAATGGACAGATAGACGCTCGCCGTATCGACGACCGGCAACGTGTCCAGAACCGTCGTTATCTGGCCGGCTACGTCGCCCATTTCCTGCGTCGTCAACGTCGCTTCCATCGGTAGCCCGTTGAACATGGAAAACCTGTAGTCGGAACTGAACGCGCCGAGCAGCGGAGCGCCCCCCTGCCACGCCTTGCTATCGAGCGAGAACGGCAGGGCGTCCAGGCTCGCCGACACATTCACGAGGCTTTCCAACGTGTAGCCCGTCGTCGCGGCGGGGAAGATGGATCGCGTCGAAGCGGTTGCGATCGACCACCGCTGCAAATCCCAATCGTACACCGCAATTCGGTTGAACGTGGAAGCGGACCCGACCTTGAACGCCCAATAGACGCGCGAGAAGAATGGGTCGATGGCCGCCATGATCGACCGGCTGTCCGGCGCCGTCATGAGACCGAAGAGCGTCTTGTCGACCTTCAGGAAGCCGATTGGCACGATGGACCCGTCCTGCCCGACCTGAAAGAACCCTCCCTGATCCGCGTAAAAGGTGAACGCGCCGCGCGACGCGATGGAATCCGCAGAAGCCGCGCCCCGCTTGTCGTGTATCTTCTGAAACGTGAAAATCTCGGTCGAACCCGGCTGGAATGTCGCCTTGAAAATCGACCTTTCGAGGAAGATCAGAGGGTTGGTCGCCTCGGTCGAGCCCTGCACCTTGCCGCCATCAGGAAACGTCTGGTAGTCTGAATTGTTCGTCCCCGGCGTCCACCCCGTGTGGTCGTTGATGGCTGACCAATGGACGCGATCCGGGTTGTTTGACAGTCCCATAAGGACGACAAAATCGCCCCACACCTTTACCACGGCAGCGCGCGGCGGGCTTCCGCCAAGATCGGCAAATTCCGTCGACACGCCAAGCTGAAAAACCTGTGGATCATCGTTGGCGTTTACCGCGATGACGTATTCGCCGAACTGTGCAAATGACCACATGGCCGTCGCCGTCGCGCCATAGGTCGTCGCCGTCTGCGAAACGTCATCCCAAGTTGCGTCTGTATTGCCCAGAATCCACAACTTGTCTGCCGTTCCGGCAAAAATCGTGATCTGCCCCGACAACGACCGAGCCAGAAACCCCCGCCCCATCGGGGCGGCTTCCAATGCCTCGCTGAACATGCCCATCGCCGGGAACGGAAGGTACGACTGGCCCGAACAAAGGACGTTCATCACGTCGCCGACGTTCGCGCCATTCAGTTCCGCCGCATCTGGCTTCCATTCGCCGAACGATACGAACATCAGAAGTCAGTCGCCGCGATACACCCGCGACCGTTGCGCATGGCGGTTTCCCTCGTCATCGCGTTGTGATGGTCGCGGTAGTCGTTCAGCGCCTCGGCGGCCAGGGCCGCGTCCTTGAGCGTGTCCTTGTAGAGGATGTACTTGGCCCTCGCCTTGATCAAGTCGAATGCCTCTGTCACCCATGCTGAGTTCGCCATGTCGTCGGCTGCATCGAAATCAAGACGGTACGGGCCGACCTGTAGGCGGATGGTGTATGCCGTGCTGTCCGGGATGGGATAGAGGCGAAGCCGGCGGCCGAAATAGGTGAAGGCGTAGGGTTCACCGCGCGACGCACTGTTGTCGGCCAGATGCTCGATTTCCTCGGGCGTCGCACGCCTCAGAATGCGCCGTTGGCCGGAAAGTTCGCAATAGACCTCATGGATGCGGACCAGCGTGGCGATGTCGGCGGCGTCGTCTTCGTCGTACCATTCCTGCCCGGCAACGGTCGTGAACGTAATGTCACGACTCTCGTTGAAATAGTAAGTGCTGCGCTCGCAATACCGCACCGCAGCATTGATCGCCCGGACGATCTGGTCTTCATATTCGCCAGTCGTGTCGTCGATATCGTCGGCAATCGCGATGTTGAGGGTAATAGCCATATCAGCCCGCCTCCCTGCCGACAGCCCACGCCTCAACCTCCACGTCGGCCGTGGCGGCGTTGAACCGCTCGTAAGTCCAGCCTCGAGTCGTGCGGATGCGAACCGTCACGATGCCCTTTTTCTCGCCGACGATAGCGGCGTTGGCGAACCCGAGTTCGCTAAGTTTTTCGAGAGGCGTCATCGCAGTGTTTCACGTGAAAGTGCCCGCCGCGACCAAGTTTCTTGCCGCATTTTGGGCATGCGGAGAGTTTGACGGCGGCGACCGGAGCCGCCGCCGTCTTCTTGGGTTTGAACGAGATCAACGTCCAGTCCGTGTCGTCGTGCATCACTGATCCGCGAAGGACGGAACGGTGTCGCTCACTACGAAGCCGGACAGAATCCAGTTCGTGCCGTCGCAAAACACGTTGACGCGCGTGCCGACGCCGGGAGTGACGACGGTCATCTTCGAATTGGAGTTGCCATCGCCGGCAATCGGAACGATTTCGTCGGTGGGCGGGCCCGCATTCGCATCGAGATGCACGACGCCGCCGAGGAAGAAGTTCGTGTCCGAACCGGTGTTGATGACCCAATTCTGGCCGTCCGCCGCGACGCCCTTGCCGATGAACGTATATTCAAGACCGGCCGACGCGGTGGGGAGAGACAGCGTGCACGATGACGTCAGATCGGGGATCACGTGCAGCTTGCCGCTGTTCGCCGCGAGAACCGAATAGGTCGTGGCGTTTGCGATGGTGACGACGCGACCACTCACGTCTGCGGCGGCGTTGATTTCTGCGGCCGTCGCGGTGACGCCCGACAGGATGTTGAGTTCCGAGCCAGTCGCCGTGACGGTCGTCGCGCCCAGGATCAGGGTTTCGATCTTGAACTTCGACTTCTGCCAAAGGCTTTCCGTGCCAGTAGCCATGTGATTTCTCCTTATGAAGGAGGGGGCATTCGCGCCCCCTCACATGGTCACGGGACGACGAATTCGAGGACGACCGTCGCAGAGCCTGCCGGAGAGGCGTTGGCCGTGCTGGAGCCCTCGTACATCGCGAAAATCTCGGTATCGACCGAGAACTTCACTTCCGTCGCGGTTGCCAGGGTGGTGGGCAGCTTCACGCCAACGCTGGACACGTCAACAGAAGCGGCGAACTCGTCGTCGTCGTTGCTGTGCCCAACCTTGATGTAGTCGTTGCCCGAGTTGTTGAACGCGGTGAACACCGCCACGCGGCAAGCAGTGACGATGGCGCCGGCCGGGAGCCAGCCCATCGAAATCGAATCGTCCTCATCCGACACGGTGATATTCGCCGTGAGGTAGTGGACCTGCTTGGTGTGGTAGCGGCGGCCAACGCCTCCTGCGGTTCCGGTAGCCATTTCAGCCTCCTTAGCTCGCAGCTGCGGCGTAGGTCGAAACGACGATGGTCCCGTAGTCGACGCTGTTGTACTGCGTCTTCTTCAGGCCAAAGACCGTGTGGACCGAAACACCGAGCTCGCGCTGGTAGTCGAAGAGTTCTTCGCGCATGTCGTACTTCTCCGGCGTGAACTTCATGCCGAAAGCGCCGACGCACGACTGCGCACCGAGCAGGACCGCCCGGCGAACGTTCGTGACCTTGGAGCCGTCCGCAGCAGAAACACCCTGGGTGACGTGTTCGGCTTCGCGAAGGATGACGTTGTTGTAGACGCCGAGCGCACCCGAGAAGATCGGGTTGTCGCCGCCGCGCTTTTCGGCCGCCTTCTGGATATCCAGCCACTGGCCCGTCGACGTGTTCGTACGAAGCGAGGTCACGTGGTAGGGGTGGAGGTACATCGCATAGTGGTTGCCGCCGTCGATGCGCACGGGGCGGATCTTCGGGTTGGCGGTCTTGGCCTTCTCGACGGCCTTGTCGATCAGGTCGAGCGTGAAGATGTCAGCCGACGTGAGCGAGTTGTCGTTCGCCTGGCCGCCAGCGCGGATGATGCGCGTGGACGACGGGGCGAGGACCGTGTTGAAACCGTACCACTTCGACGAGTTCAGCGAGATCGTCGAGCCCTCGAAGTCGAGGGTGGGCGCGGTGTAGCCGCAGGCGTGGACGAAGAAGGACAGCGACATGCGGTCGGCATACCAGTCCTTCAGGGCGTCGTTGGCCTCCTGTCGGAGAGAGAACGGAACGCGCTGTACATCGATGGTGCCTTCGTTCTTCACCCGAACGGCGTGGGCCAGTTCGTTGATGTAGATCGAATCCGAGTACGTGGTGAGCGACTCTTCGTTGCCTTCCAGCGTTTCGTTTTCAGTGACGCCAGCGCCGGAAAGCTGCATACGCAGACCGAAGGTGACTTTGTCACCCTTGTCCTTGTTCAACTCTTCCTTCATCTGGATAATGGAGTTCTGCGACGTGCCGAAGAGCGGGGCAATGGGGGTCGCCTTGCTCGCTTCCTGTGCGAGCTTGCGGGACCATGCCTTCATGGCGAGCGCGTCGTTAACTCCGTACGAGGTAACAGCCATAGTGGCCTCCTGTTGACGGATGTTTTCGGGGTTTGCGCTTCGCTTTCACGCCGCGAGCAGGCGAAGCCGGTTGACCGCCGGGACGGGTTCCGAGTTGACGCATCGGAGAGCGAAAGGGCCTCTGAGCCGGCCCTGATTAGCCTTGAAGACGGACTAGCCGCCCATCAATCTGCGAAACTTGTTCGGGTTTGCCTGAACCCACTTGTCGTATTCCGCCGGCGACATGGCCAGCAGCCCTTCAAGCGTGAGTTCGTCGCCGCCTGCCTTGCCTGGCGCCTGCCCGACCGTACGGGAGGCGTCCTGAGCCCGCGCGATGGATGCCAGCTTGTCGGGCATCTGCGGCTGCTGCTGGCCCTGTGGGGGCTGCTGCGCGGCCTTCTGATAGCCGAAGCCCTGGGCAAGATGGTAAACCGCCTGTGCCGGACTGAGGCCCTGTTGCTTCGCCGCCTGAATGATGGACTTCAGTTCGGCGTTGATCTGCTGAACGCGGCCCTGCTCGGTGCGGAGTTGCGGATTGGCGAAGGACAGCGCCTGCAACTGCCTGTCGCGAAGGTCGGACATGAACTTGACCGCATCGCCGAAGTCGGGCGTCTCCGCCATGTACGACTGCGCCGACTGGTGCCATTCCGACCAGATGGCCTGTTCCTGTTCCTGTGACGCGCGGGTCTGCCTTTCGGCTTCCTCGCGCTCGCTGCGAATACTCCGCTCCTTTTCGATCTGGCGCTTGAGCCATGCGTTGTGGGCGAAGATATCGACGTTCGGGTCGGGCTCCGGGTCTTCCTCGGCCGGCTTCTGCTCGGCTCCGACGCCCGCCTTGAGTAGCGTATTCCAGCGGTCCTCAAGGATCGCCTGCTTGCGGCTGATCTCATCAAGCTGCGCCTTGGTCTTCTTGTGCTCCTCGCGTTCGGCGTGGAGCGCCTGATGCGGGACGAATCGCCCCTTTTCATCGCGGGCCTTCTCGGTCTCCGCGACTTCCTGCGGTGCCGTCAGGACTTCGGCTTCGGTTTGCAGCCCTTCTTTTTCGACATGTTCAGGCTCCGGTGCTGTGAGAGGAGCGTTGCCGCCGCTCTCGAAATAGGCAGTTTCCTCGGCCGTGAGCGCGCTCTGGTTCTCAGCCATTGGACGCCTCCCGGTTTGCGGCCTTCTCGACGGCAACAAGCCAATCCAGGTGTCTCCAACCCGGCGTCCTCAGCCTGTCCACCGGCTCAATCCCAAGCCGCAATGACTTTTCGACAATCGCCTGATCCGAACTCGGCCACGGGTTGTTCGGCGCTCCTTTCGGGTATTGGATTTTCAAAAAATCCTCATACTGGGCCTGTGTTAGCGGCCCCAAGTCCTTCGTTTCCATTTGTCACCCTTGGCCGTAACGTGGCCCTACGAAGCGCCATGCGCTGGCGCGGCGAAACCGGCTTCAGGCCGGGATCAGCTTGTGTCGAATCGCTCGCGCGTCCCACAAAGCATTGTGCTGAACAGCACCCGGAAGTGTCGTCGGATAGGCATCAACCCACTTGATCACAAACGCAAGATCAGGCAGCGGCCTGACTCTTTGCCCGGGGCCGGTGATCAGCGATGCGCAAAAGTACCGTATGTCATCAGGCCAGTCGGCGAGTATTACCGGCTCTTCGTCGCCAGACAGAAAATCGCGGATATGATGTCCGAAAGTCGAACGGCTCACCCATTTCGGAGGCTCGCCGACGTCGATTTTGGGGATGACGTTTACGCCCACCCACTGATCAGGGTCGGTCACATGATCGGCAAGATAGATGAACGAACCGTCTTCCCGCACTAGGGCAAGCGAGATCAATTCCCCGCCAAAGCCGTTGAACTCTGTGTCGAGGTAATATCTCACGCGCTTGCCGCACTCGTCTGCTTGGTCGCGGCATTCTTGCGAGCGACCGCATTGGCCTGTTCCTGAAGCGCAATCTTGCGCGCCTCCATGCCGAGCTTCTGTTCGGCGATTTGCATGTCCATCTCGGCTTCACGCTGCTTGATCATCAGATCGATGCCCTTCATCTCGACATCCATCTGATTTTCCTGCTGGCGCATTGCCAGATCGGCCTGCTTGCCCTGCATCTCAATCTCGTGCTTTTCGCGCTCGGCCATCATCTTCTGCTCTTCCGGCGACGGCGGCTTGGGCTGCTGTGCGGCCTGTGCCGCCTTCTGCTTGAACTTCTCGATCATCGAAGCCGGGAGCGGCGACACGGCGAGGATTTCGAGCGCAACGTCCGGCGTGACCAGTTCCTTGACCATCGGCAGCATCTGCAACAGAATCTGCCACGTCCGTTCCTTCTCGTTCGGAGAGGTCGGGCTGTCGTCAACGATGATATCGTAGGTCTTGTTCGCCACAGCCTCTTTGGTCAGCGGCACATACTGGCGCTTGTCCTCGCCGACGATGCGGATGAGACGCCCATCGGCAAGATGCTCCTGAATGAGGTAGAGCACCGTCCTGCCCTGCCGCTTGCGATAGCGGCGAAGGGCGTTGAACAGCGAGGCGAGCAGATTGAGCGACGACTGGCGGCGCTGGTATTCGAGCACGCCGGCCTGGTCGACCTCGCGCGTGCCGATGAACTCCGGCGACAGGCCCGTGACCTGCGAAATCTCCTCCTTGGCCTCCTGGAATAGTGCCCAAAAGCCAGCCGGGAACTGCGCCGCCGGCTTGGGCATGATCTTCGGTCGCTCGCCAGACAGAGCGCCGTCGTCCAGCCATGTAACGGCGTCTGCCTTCGCCCAACTCGCTTCAAACTGGCGCTGGTCCTTCGCCGCGCTGGCCTCCATGGCAACGCCGCCCTTGGCCTGCGAATTGAGCAGATACTGAACCTGCGAGAAGAACTTGTTCGACCAGCGTTGCGGGTCTTTCGCTGCCCTCACGATGCCGTAAAACGTGCCCTTGATCTTGTCGCGATAGCCGGTGATCGCTTCCCATCCGAACATGCCGGGAGGCACCATGGGCTTGTCGGGCTTGCCGAGCACTTCCGAGCCGATGAAGGCACGGCGGACGACCTTGCGATACTGCTTGATGGCCGGGAATTTGGGGAACTGGCGGCGCGCAAGCTCGACTTGCTGTTCCGTGTATTCTCTCGGCTCGCCAGTCTTCAAATCAGGGCCGCGAAAGTACGCCTCGCGCTCCAGCCACCTGATTTCGACCAACGTGCATTTCTTCGGCAGATCGCCCGTCGCGTCGCCCTGAGAACCGTCATAGTCGTCCGCAGCGTCCTGATCATGCGGCTTTGCGTCGCCGATGCCCTTCACCCATGCGGCATGAAGCTTCTTCTTGTCCTTGACGCCCGTCAGTTCCGACGCCTCTTCGTAGGACACGTCACGGATGCGCGAGAGACGGTTGGCGTCCGTCAGGTTCGGCTTGGACGCATTGCAGTCCCACACCATTTCGAGCGGGTCCATGCGCTCGATGACAGGCGCGCCGTCAGGATCAACCTCGAAATCGAGCCGCGTGTCCGTCCAGCCCATGCCGCAGATCACGGCATCCTCGAATGCGTCCGACTCCTCGTCCTCGGCTCCGCATTCGTCGCGGAACCACTCGCCGGCCGCCGTCAGGACTTCGTTCGCCAGAGCGTCCCCCTGCTCACGCGGGATATAGCGGACCTCGCGGCGGTTGTTGATCTCCGAACCGACCACGGCGTTGACCAGAGGAGCCACGCGGTTGAACGTCAGGGCGGGCCGCATCTGACTTGCCAGCGCCTGCCTGTCCTCATCCGACCACTGGTCGCCCGAATAGAACTCGAAATCCTCACGGGCTTCCTTGCGCCATTCCTGGGCATGGCGAAGATCCTGCTTCACCCAGCCTTTGAGCTTTCGATCCAGATCGGACACGGCCGAGCCGTCCGACGAAGACTCGTCGGCGATATAGTCGTCTTCGGCCATTGATTTTCCTTACCCGGCCATCCAGGACGAGGATGAAGATGCGCCACGGCCCTGATAGCGGCCCTTGGGCATCGGCATGTCTGTTGCTGCCATCGCGGCGCGCATGCGGAATGCGTCGGCCCCGTGCGATGTCCAGTCGTGAAGCGGGGAAACCTTGAACACCCGCTGCTTCTCGTCGTAGTCCCTGCGATACTGCGTCAGGCTTTCCAGACCGCGCTTGCACCGTTCTTCGTCGAACCAGCACCGGTCAATGTAGCGCTGCGTCGCGTTGATCCCGTCCATGACCGCATGGCGGGGAACGATGGTCGGCTCGATGCCAAGTCCGCGAAGCGTTTCGACGCGCGTCACACCCGTCGAAAGCGACTTCACCGCCACGTCGTGCGGGAAATAGTGCTTGGTGTAGACGTAATCCCTGTCTCGCAGCACCTTGGCGTAATGGTCCAGCCCGACGCCGCTCGCCTCGTAATAGTCAATGATGCGCTCTTCCCGGCCGAGCGTCTGTCCGAACCAGATCGCCGTCGAATCCGAGACGCCCAAATCCCATGCCGTCCAGACGCCAAGGCCGCGCTCGATGGGAATGCGCGCGATGCGGCCCTCTACCCTCGCCCGCTTCATCTGTTCGGCGTAGAACGCGCCCTTGATGGCTGCTTCGAACGAACACTCGTATTCCTGTTCGTACTCGTCAGCCGAGAGCATGCGCCTTGAGTCGCGAAGCTCTTCATCCTGAACGATGCCCGTCTCCGATGCCTTGAGCATCAGGTGGAACCATTCGTCGGAATTGAGCGCGCCGGGCCATCCCGTTTCGGCATCGCCATTCCAGATGCGCCAGAAGTCGTTACGGCCCTTTGGAGTGCCGATAAAGGTTGCCCAGCCCCTGCGGTCGGAAAGCGCCGGCCTTACAACCTGAGGCCAGACGCGCGGGTCCATGTCCGCATATTCATCAAGCACGATGCCATCGAAGTAGAGGCCGCGAAGGCGGTCGTAGTTCTCAGCGCCGTAGAGCCTCACCCGCCCGCCGTTCGGCAGATCAAGCCTCAACTCGCTTTCGTTGATCGATGCGCCGGGGATCGGGGCGCCGTACTGCTTCACGTAGGACCAGGCGATATCCTTGGCCTGGGTGTAGAAAGGCGCGACGTAGGCAAAGCGCGGATTCGGCTTGTCGCAACGAAGGGCCGCGTCGATCAGGTCCATGACGCAAGCAACCGTCTTTCCCGCCCTGCGGTGGGCGACGATGCAGGCCCAGCGCTCTTTCCTCATGTGGAACGGGGCGAATTGCTCTCTCGCCCTGTAGCCGAGATCAATCACCTGCTCTCGGGACACCCGACACCACCTTGATTGTCAGGCCGCCCTCGACTTCCGCGTTGACTTGCATCGGGAGGACTTTGCCGAGCAGGGAAAGGAAGGGGCCTGGGTTCATCGTCGCTTGCCGCGTCAGATATTCGACCATATCGCCGTCGCCCGCGTTCTGAGCCGCCATGAGAATGGCTTCCTTCAGCAGCGCCGTCGTCTTGTTTGGGGTTCCCTTCTTCCGCCCCGTCTTCGATCTATCCAAACCTACTTTAGGCATGAAGCCCGCCTTACCCCTCCGGCCCGGTTTGCATCACGTACACAACCGCGTTCGTATAAGCCGTGCAGTTGAGGCGAAGGGTGACGTTGGCCGGGAACTCGGCGACCTTGTTGTAGTCAGCCGTGATGGCCGTCTCGATCTTGATGTAGTTGCCGTTCGGGAGAAGGCGTTCCACATCGACCGAAGCAGTGCCGGCGAAGTCCATGGCAATGTCGATCTTGCGGCCGGTGATGACCGACGACTGGCCGGTGCCGCTGAACGTTCCTGTGACTGCCATTGTTGTCTCCTCAGGAGATTCCTGCCCAGCGCCGGGCGCGTTGATTGATGATGTTCGGATCGAAAATCTTGACGCCGCTCGTGCCGACATACCCGGCCGGCTCGTCAGTGCCCGCCCTGTGGCGAGGGTGTGGGGTCAGACCGGCTCGTCGGGGCGGAGCTTAAGGTTGCGACCGGCAAGGATAGCATCACGCCACTCAATTGCGGCGTTGCCCTCCACCAGCCCGCCGGCCGAATAGACCTGAAGGTTGCCACCGCCACAGGCTGCCATAGCATCCTCGGCGGAAATCACGCCGTCGACACCCCACACGCCAGAAATCTGCGGGAGATCACCGTCAGTGGTTGCGAGCCAAGTGATGGCAAGTTCGGCAGTCGCAGACATGTCCTGTGCGAGCCAGTGAGTGGGAGTGGTTTCGTAGGTTGCCTCTTCGTTGTCAGCGGCCACGAGTGGGACGGAGAACGTGTTCGGACCACGACCGGTAGCTTCCCATACTAGGTTGCAGTTGGTCTTGACGGCGTCGGTGCAGATGAGGATTGCGGGGACTGCGGACATTGGAAGCTCCTAGAGAGTGACGCCGGTCTTTCCGGCTACGAAGGTTTCGAGGGATGCGAGTTCGCCGGCTGAGAGCAGACGATTGCGGATGACGGTCTGGTACTCCTTGCCGTTGAACGGGAGAGAGGCCCCCGTCCTGCGGCCGAAATACAGCGGATAGTTTCCAAACACTCCGGTGCCCTGGTCAGAGCTTGACGATGCGGCTTGCGAGCCGTTAAGCCTGAGGGTCGCCAGATCGGTGGAGATTTTGCCCCGACCTGTGAGGACTGCCGTAACTGGGGATACGATCCCGGTAGCCACTGTGTCCGAGATTACGGTGCCTCGACTTCTAAAGGCTACGTTCGATGAGGCTGTAATAGGTGAATATAACCCAAAATTTCCAGTAGCATTCCCAAGCTCAGCGAAGACGCCAATTGCAGCGTCACTCGACTTCGTCAGCCCGGCGCAGATCGCAACCTCATCGGTCCCCCAATTGATGCTCGGCGTGGAATTGCCATCATCGCTTCCGTCGTAGAGAAGCCAGTGCAGCGTGCCGTCGGTCTTGTACTTCGGCATAGAGGTGCCGGTGGCCTGCACGCGGTGGTAGCCGGACTGGCCCTTGTCGAGCATGAGCGCGACCGAGTCGCCATCGGCGGTCACAGGCTGAGTGCCTGCGGTGTCCTTGAACATCGTTGAGAGGTCGGACGGGTCGTACCAGAGAAGGATGTCACCGGTTTGGAATAGCGCGGACGGCGAGAAGGCCCCACCCCACTTGCCTACCAGCGGGCTATAGAGCGGCGAGCGCAGCACGGGACGAAGCGGGGATCGCAATACTGTCATGCTGCCTCGCTGTAGGGCTTTGCCCGCCACTCACGCCGCTATGGTCAGGAGTGACGCTCGATTATCCGGCTTGGGCGGGCAAACGAAAAAGGCCCGGCGATCTGCCGAGCCCTTGAGGCGCATAGCGCCACTCTAGTTGCGCTGACGGGTATACGGTTATGTTTACGCTGTCAAGTTCAATCTTGGCCGTAGGGCTTACTCCTGTGGAGGAGGCGTGGGGCCATCATTTGGTCGCGAGGAACACGCCCATCGCAGCAAGAATGAAAACAGCGTTTGTTACCGCATTTTCTTCGTTGAACACCTCGCCATACCCAGGCTCTGTATAGAATCTGCAAACCGTCACCCCGTTTGCGTCCACCATTTCAACACCGCCCCCCTTGTCTACGACATGCCACGGCCACGGAGAAATAGCCCCAAAATTGTCGTTCATCGCCCCAGCACCTTTTCAATCTTCCGCCCGAGCCTTTCCAAGTCAGCAATCCGTCCCTCGATTGCCTTGACGCCTTCCAGTTGCACTCTTGCCGAGTTCGCCATGTTCTTCATCTCAGCGATGATTGGGGCGGCCTGCTCAAGAAAGGCATCAAAATCAGGATTTGACCCTTCAGGGCCGAAAAACTGCTCTCGCACCTCCGCAACCCACGCCCGCGGAACTCCAAGGTCACGGCTAACGGCGGCGTCCGTCCATGGGGAAATGTATCGCCCGATTTTCTCATCGTAGATTTCGTCGAGCTTATCCGTAATGATGCGCCTATCGTCGCGGCCCATTTCACGAGGAGCGTTCGCTTTCGTCTCAACCATTGGTTCGACCTTTAAGGCTGGCTTCGCTTTCTTTATGCATTCTGGACAAATATCAGCACGTGGCCCGTTCCCGACACGCCAGCCATGGTTCCTAAAATACTGTTCTGCCGCTATAGGTGGCAAGCGTTTATTGCCTGATTGTACGAAGTATGCTTTACTTTCGCATTTGCAGCATTCGATCCTCATGGCTGAATACCTGTTGCCGTCGCGATTGATACTCTCGAATGGAAATGACCTCTCGCCCATCACGCATCCCCCCGTATTCCATAATGCTCCACGAGCGCATGCAGTCCGCGCTTCAGGAACTCGATCATGTGCCCGTGGTAGATCGGCTCATCCCGGATGCACACTGCCTTGCACACAGACGTGACGGGACGGCCGGACTCGTCTGCCATGCCGAGCGTAGCTTCGATAGCCATGACGGCGTTGGATGCCGCGCGCACTGCCGCCGGGTTTGGATCGCGACCGATGCCATGAACACGGGTCAGATCGATGGCGCTGGCGGCAGGGAACGGTATGCCGGTCAGGGCGTAGTACCGCGCGAAGTCCTCGCCCATGCGGACGCCGGCCTCGTATTGAGCCTTCGTCAGCTTGTTGCGCGCGTCGAGATACAGCCTGCCGAGGACGGAACCGGCCTCGGGGCGCTCGCAATCGGCCGCAGACAGGCCTAGGACGCGCATTCGGGCTTCGGTGACGGTTTCCTTCACGGCGCGCTCCGTTTCGCCCTGGCGGGCTTCCTTGGCCTGAATACGGCGGGATAGACGACCGTTCGGCTCTCGCGTTTCGGCATCGGCCGCAAGTCGTGCCGCGCGACGGGCTCTCAGCTTCTGTGCGGCTGTGCGAGCGATTGGCTTCATTCAGTTTTCCCCGCGCAATTCGTTGAGTTCAGATTCCCACCAATACCGTTGTCGCACCGCTGCAACGGCATCGTACTTCGCGCGGATCATCGACAGTTTGTGTCTCGCCGACACAGAACGAAGTGCGTCAACTTCGTATCGAAACATGTTGGCTGCGCTATCGAGGCGGTCGATGCGCTCTTGTTCGATTTCCTCATGAGACCGGAAGCCGGACAGGCGCTTGACCAATTTTGCAATACGCGACGCCTTGTTAGGAGCCGCGTCGGCGGCTTTGATGGCCCCACCATAATAGCCTGACGGAGTCACAGCCATTCCGGCCGAGACAAGCGGCTCGACAACACTCTTCGCTGCGGATGGCCCAGCTACGGCCGCCCCACCCATGAGGCCGAAGAACTTGCGGCGGGAAGCCTTCATTCAGCCTGATCCCTCGCAATAGCGTCGCAGTAGGCCGTCCTTAGCGGTTCCGGCGCGTAGAGTTCCAAATGGCCGAGAACGCCTTCGGCAGACACCATCGCCCACCCGACGCAATCGTTTTCCCCGCACCCGCACGGGAGCGCGACGTGAACACGCCCATGGCCAAGATCAATAAAGCCGAGGCTGGACCATGACGCGTCCAACCCGCTGCGGAGCGCATAACCTCTAACGAATTCCTCTCGGGTCATTCAGTCTGATCCCTTGCGTATGGCGGCGGCGATGGAGAACGCCAGAAGACCGTGCAGGTAAGCCAGCCACCTTTGCTCCCGGTTGTCCTTGTGCTTTGCTTCTTGCTCGCGATAGTCAGCGGCGAACTCGTCCACCACCTTGGCGCACCGCTCCCGCTCGCGTTCCTCCCCGCGCTTTTCTGCGGCGAGGATGGCGGGCTGCATTGCCTCGATAGCGGCCTTGGCCTCATACTCGGCGTCACGAACCAGATCGCTGTCGATCCCAGCGAAGAACGCATCGACATCGTTGCCGTACATTTCCGGCTCGCAGTCGTAGTAGCGGGCCTTTAGGGTCGCCCTCGCCACGCGCGCAACCATGTCGTCAGGGATGGTGGTCATGCCGCCTCCTTCACGCTGCGAAGCGTTGATGCTGTCTTGCCCTGATAGACGATTTTCCGGTGCGCGTTGCACCACGCCCCATCGGATGGCGCGCCGCAGAACAGGTGTTCCTCTCCACGCTGCGCATCGTTGACAGCAAATCGGCACTGGTTGGCTCGCAATAGATCCAGAGGCCGCCCAGCCATTTGCGCGGAACCCGACCATGGCAGCCTTTCGACATTGCCGGCGGCGGCCGCCGGGACAGCCGCGATGACACCATGGACTCGCGCGCTCTGCTTGATGACGCTGTTCTTCCTATGCTGCGTCGTCTTTGCTCGGCTTTTGCCTTTGCCATCCATCGCGCCGCGCCCGCCCATAAGTTGGACCCCCAACCTGTGCGCCTTCCCGCTGGCGGCGCTTCGCGATATGCCCAGACGCGCTGCGATTTCCGTGGACGACAGCCGCTCGGCGACCATCTCCTTGAACCTCTCCACAATCTCCGGGGTCCAGATCATGCGCACCTTACAGCCTCTCTCGCCGCGTGGACCGCCCGGCATACATCCGCCTCTTTCGCGCCGATTGCCTGTGCGATCTGCATGGTGTCGAACTCGCGCGTCTGCCACAGGGCGACGGCTAGGACTGCCTGACTGATGCTCATGGTTACGCTCCTGCTTTCTGCTGTTCGAATAACTCCAGGAAGGCCGTCTTGCGCGCCGGCTTGGGCGGCTGCATCTGGACGACGTTGGCGGGGCGTTCGTGCTGGCGGGCCTGGAATGCCCTCTCCTTCTCGCACTCGTCTGCCCATCGTTCCGAATTGAGGTAGACGCTCAGAAGCTGGATATACGGCCGTTCCTCCGGCTTCATGCTGCGGAGATGCCAGCGGGCGCCGTCCATGATGTCTGCCGGGTCTGCGCCAGCCTGTAGCCATTTGGCGTATGTAGGACGGGCCTTGCCGCGTCCGTCTGATTTGCGCGCGTGATCGCGCCAGAGAAGCCAGAGCGACAAGAATTGATCATCAATTGATTCATTCTTTTTTGTCACAGCTCAGCTCCCAGTCGATACCCGTATTCGGTCTCCTTAACCTTCCTCCATTCAATGGCGTCAGTTTTTGTTTTGAACCACTTCTTGATGGGTCGCCCATTCGTGTCGTGGATATACGCGTTAAACCCAATGCTTGCGTGCCTGCTTACACCAACATGCCCGCTTGTGTTATTCTTTCTGTCTCTCCTAGTGTTACGAAGATTCTCTTGGTGCGTGACACTTCGAAGATTATGTATCCGATTGTCGAGCTTATCGCCGTTGATATGGTCTATTACTCGCGGGTCAACGCCATGAACCATCTTCCAGATTATCCGGTGCGCGTAGACCCTCTTCCCGTTTAAAACGCCGCACCTATAATGGCCCGAGAAAAGAGTAAATGCCGCCTTGCCGGCGCGCCTACTCCATTGAACGCTTTGTTTCCATTTAGCGCTCCTTCCTTTGTCGTCAAAATGATAAAGAGGCCTCTTTTTCCAGAACAGAGCCCCAGAAATTTCGTCATAGACGAAGCACTCATGAAGATACTCACTGCTCGGCAGTGAGAAACCTTTGACAATTTCTGGCGTTTCCTCCGCTTTAGTGCGCGGGCGAGTGTTTCTGTACCTCATCTGACTATTTCAACCTCCACGCCGTATTGCGCGGCGACGTGCTTGCGCTTCCATTTCGAGAGCGGCGTGTCCTTGCCCTTCACGTCTTCCACACGGTTCCTCTTGATCGTCGCGTCGTAGTAGGCAAAGTCAGCTCTGTAGGTGCCGATGACTCGGCCCTCTACCGAGAGGATGAATGGCTTCTGAAGCTCGACCTCATAAACCTCGCCGGCCTTCTCGCGGAGTTTCAGGAGCGCGTAGCGGTTGGCTTCCGCCTTGCTGTCGAAAGTTATGCCGTCGATTGTGATGCGGATCGCGCCATACTTGTTTTTTGGGAGTGAGCGGAGAACAGTCGTCATTCTGCGGCCCCATATCCAAGCGCGTACTCGCCATGATATTTGTTGACCGCAGCGCCATACGCTTCCGCAGCCGCTGACGCGGTTTTGAATACGCCCAAATAGACTTGCCGTCCTTCAACCTTGATCTGCGCTTGATAATTTCGGCCCGTATATGTAACTCCACGGGGGAGCCCAGACCGCTTTTCTCGAAACATGTTCCGCCCATTTTGAGATGGCGTAGCCTCGCGAAGATTGCTCCATCTATTGTCGTCGCGAACGCGGTTCTTGTGATCGATTTGACAAATCGGTTCTTTCCCTGTCTGCATCTTCCATATTAGACGGTGCGCGATGTAAGTTTTGCCGCGAAATTTAACCCGCCTGTAGCCCCTCGCGTCCGGCATATCCGCCCGGTAACCCGCCTTGGCTGACCAATAATCGACCTTCCGATAAAGAATGCCTGTGTCGGCGTCGTACCGGAAAAAGTGATGTAGCACTTCAAATTCTGGAAGATCCCCCATCATGTCGCCTCCCCGAATAGAGGCTGCTGGACGGGCTGGGGAGCCGGTGCGGGGACAAACATATCAGGGCGGTCGTAGGCGTCCTGAATGCGGCGACACATCGTGTCGAAGTGATGCCTCTCACGTTCAATCCCGATGAACTGCAGGCGACGCTTGACACATGCGACACCTGTCGTTCCGCTGCCCGCATATGGGTCGAGGACAATGCTCACCGATGCCGGGAGATGGGAAAGACACCACTCCATGACCCCAAGCGGCTTCTGTGTCAGGTGGAAACGTTCCTCCTTGCCCTTGCGAAGCATCCCGTTCCACATCCAGTTGATGCGGCGAACGGCCTTGTCCAGATTGGTCCAAGCCAACTCGCAGTCAGCAAAGTCGGTAGCGCCATTTTCCTTGTCCCACACAAGCCAGCACTTGGACGGGGGTAGGCTGAAATAGTTGCCGCCAAAGATGATCTGCCAATCCGAGTTGGCGAGCATCCATTCGATGATGGCCGGGTCTGCGGGCTCCTGATCCCAATCGTCATGCCCATAATCGCCGGGGGTTGCGGCATTCCCGCGCGTCCGGTTCTTTGCGGCGCTCTCGCAGATCCCGTAGGGCGGATCGGACACGCACGCATCGACACGGCCGAGGCTCGCGATGATGTCGCGATTGTCGCCCAGCAGCAACCGGCAGTCGCCTATCACGACCTCTTTGCGGATAGCGCTCATACCGCCTCCGTCGCTTTCATGAACGCAACGAAGCCGAGGCCGATCACCGCGAGAACGATCACCGTCCACGTCGTGTATTCGATGATCCGCCACGTCCTGAGAGGATCAGTCGTGATGTCAGGCTCGCACTCACAGTGCCCGCTGCATTTGCAGTCGGGCCATAGTTGGCAGTCGTCGTGTCCGTTCATGTTATCCCCACCTATCGCAATCTGCATTTGTCGCCACGAACGCACGCGAAGGTAACGGCCGATAGAACAGACCCGCAGCGCGGACACGTCATCAGATCACGACGCGTCTTTTGCGCTGCATCGGTTACGGCTTTGAACGCCGGGTCAGCCATCGCGCGCCGGAGAACTTCTTTGTCTGTCTCGCTGGCAATTTGCGCCACGTCTTTCTCCTTCACGCCAGATGATGGAACAGATCGCCCTTGGCCTCTGGAACGTCCTCGCCGAAGGCTTCAAAGGCGACCGCCTGAGCGGCTAGAGCCTGCTCGCGACGGCGACGATTGACTTCCTCGACGTATCGGGCAGTCGAGATTTCACCCGCCTCCGCCCATGCTCTGAGCGTGGCTAGGTCTACGTCGGGGAGAGGCGTGGTGGTCATGACTCGCCCCTTGCCTTGGCGAGGACAGAGCGACCCCACTTGACGTTGTGCTGCTTTTCCGGATCGCCGAGATTGTTGCGCGTCGCGTAGTCGACCGTCTCATCGATGAACGCCTTGACAACTTCGGCGAGTTCAGGAGCGGCGGCGATCAGGTGGGCGTTTGATTCCACAACCGGACCTGATCCTTGGCCGCAAACCCTTTCTTGCGCTGCGCCCCTAACAAACCAATTGTCTGCATCGCCAACGTACTTGTTTGCAGTCCACGGTCCGGGTGTCCAAGGTTCGCTCATCTCGTCCTCTTCTTCGCTCTACGACGTCTCGCCAGCGCTGCCAGAAGGCGTTTACCTGCGCGGTGTGTGAATGCCAGGAAGCCCATAGCCGACACTCGGACGAGCCATATCAGGATGATCTCGCATCCATTGCTGGACGAACCACAACTGGCCGCAGCCCCCGCCGATATCGTCCTGCCCGGCAGGGTCGAACACGCGGACATCAAAGCCGCGCTCGACGAGCAAGGAGGCGAATCTGGCGGCGAGTTCGACCTGATGATCATTCTTCGCCGGCATGCCTTCGTTGCGCTCGCATATGACGCTGACCGTCGCGTTCCAGACGGTTGGGTCGAACAGTTCAAGAAGGCGGTCGGCGTCGTGCGGCAGCGAGTTGTCATCGCCGGCGCAGTAGTTGAAGAACGGCTTGCGGCCGGTCTCGCGGAACCACATGCCGCCCTCGTAGGCGATAAAGTTCAGCGGGAGCTTCTTCTTGAATGGGATGAGTTGGTCGCGCTCGCCGTCGCTCGTCTTGTGAACCGAGAACTGCAGGCCGACCGTCGGGATCTCGACGCTGATATCACGAACCCAATCGTAGTCGATGTCCGGGCCGATGGTGGAGATCAGCAGCGCCGCGCCGGGATACTTGGCGTACAGAGCACGCAGAGCGCCGATCATGCCGTCACGGTTGAGCAACGGCTCGCCCATCGACATGAACATGATCTGTAGGCGCTTCATTGACGCCGGATCGACGCCAGTATCGGCGACGCATCGATCAACCTGGGCGACTATCTCGTCAGCGGTGAAGCGACGAACGAAGTGATCGCCGGCGCCGCAGAACCGGCACCCAACTGGACACCCGCTCATGGTCGAGCAGCAGATCACCGTGCGGGTCTGATAATCCGGATAGCGGTAGAGCACCGCCTCGGCCACCGCCGTCTCGCCGGTGAACACATACTTCGACACGTTGCCTTCGGCACTCTCGATGATTTTCACGTCATGAAATGTCATCTCATCCTCGCTTGTTTTTTCGCCGCAATGCGCGCAGCCAGAGCGCGAGCCTCGCGCTCCAAATCCTCAAGAGTGTCATGCTCGTTCAGCGCCTTCTCGACTGAGATTTCGTGCTGGAGTTTCGCGACCTGCCTCTGGCATAGATCGAGATACGCGCCCCTGATGCGGGCAAACAAACCCGCTTCGACCGTCTTTGCGCGGCCCGTTCGAATGTGGTTCAACGTCCAGAACGGCAAACCGTAACGGGCTTCGAGACGCGATAGCGCGTTCTCCTGATCACCCCACCCACGGGTTTCCGCCTCAACCATGCGCCTGACGTAGCCAGCCGCCATTTCCGCGCTACTCATGACTTTGCGCTCCGTATGCTCGTTTTTTCTGCACATGCTTCCGATGATCCTTCGCTACGGTTTGACCCGTAGACAGGAGCATGGAAGGAAAGGACCGATGCGCACGACCGAGAGCCGCCAAGCACAGGAGCGGGCGCAATTGGAACTTCCGTTGTGGCGAGAGGCATCTTCCCCCAGGGGGAGAAGGCCATCGCCGGTAAATGACAATCAGAGGCCGTCACTGCCGGGCCTCCCAGCCATACGAAAACTCACTCGGATCGAGGTCGAGCGGTGCGCGGAGTTGGATAGACAACTCGCGCTTCGAAGCGAGCAGAGACGAGCGGCGCTTAGACGCCAGCAGGTAGCCGAGCACGATCCCGGCAAGGAATGAGGCGGAGGAGAGAAGCGCGGTCATTTGCCGAGCGCCTTCAGAATGTCCCCGACCGAGTAGAACAAGCAGGCCGCAATGAACCCAACACCAACCCGATAATCTGGGGCTTCAATCAACATTCCCGCGATTGACGCCCCCGCAAGACACAACCCGAAGATGGTATAAGTCGTGCTGAGTTTCATGCTCCTACCCTCTCTTTCGGAGAGACGAGAAGCTGACGGAATACGTCTAGACGGGTGGAGGGGAGAGGACGGAAACCTCGGCTATCGTATTCGCTTTCTGTCGGCTGCCCTCCTAACCGGAGATATTGCGGTGCGGCACATGTCGCGCTCCTCGGCTGGTATATGCCGGCAACGACATATACGGACCCCTTACGGAGAAATTGGACATCAGCCTGCGGCCACCAGTCAGAGACACCGCACGACACCGGGTCATGAATGCATTCGACATACTGCCCGACCTGAAACATCACCGCATCTCCTGAGAAAAGGCCGGGACGGGCGCGGTATCGCCGAGGGTTGCGTTCGCACCCGTCCCGATCAGCGACGGGGAGGAGGGAGTCGCTGATAGTGTCCAGAACAGCCATCCGATAAACCCGAGCGCCACAGCAGCGGCAGCGAGCGCCTGCAATACGAACCTGCCTAGCTCTTCACATGAAAGGTCGTCGTGAGGGTTCATGCGCAAAATCCCCGCATTGACGATCCCTTAACCATCGGCCGGGATGACTGAATTGTGTTGTTTGCCGGCTCCCGTTTCCGCGCTTCAATGCCCGCAGAACAAGAATAGCGGGGGTTGTCATGTTGAATCGCGACTACGCAAATCTTGCGGAGCCATTCGCCGTACCAGACGTTTACGTTACCGGTCTGTGGAATATCGAACCGCTCGGACATGGCGATGCGCGGTTCATCTTCTACACGATCCGGCGCGGAGAGCCGGAACTTGCCGCCAGTCTCATCGCCCCGCTGGCCGCCGTTCCTCCGGCGATCCTCATGGGCGTCAAGGCCCTTGGCTTGGCCTGTGGGACGTGCAGGGTGTTGAAGGGGCAGTAGGGTCACGACGCGGCCTCGACCATTCCGGCGTACAGGTCGGGGCGAAGCTTCGACGGCTCTATGCCCGTAAACTCCGCAACGGCGCGGACATGCTCGGCTGGGACCGACTGCCACTGGCTCACGGTCGACGGGTACAGACCAAGGTGTTTTGCCAACCTGATCTGCTGGCCGCGATTGGCCTTGAAGTACGCGATGAGAGTTTCCATGGCCGCCATTTTCAGTCAAATCGAAAGGAAGTCAAGAGGGTTTTTTCAGTCAGGGCGTGTTTTTGCGCCGCAATCGATCAGATAGCATCTGCGGTATGGGAACTCGCGTAATATCCAGGCTAAAACAGCCCCGGCGGCGGCACTTCATCAAGGAGTGGCGCACCTATCGCGAACTCACGCAGATGCAGCTCGCCGAGCGCGTTGGCGTAGCTGTTTCGACAATTTCGCAGCTTGAGACGGGAAAGCAGGGATACGCGCAGCCTACTCTTGAAGCCATCGCCGAAGCCATGCAATGCGAGCCGGCAGACCTTCTGATGCGCGATCCGTCGAAGGAAGACGCGCTATGGTCGATATGGGAAGGCCTAGACCAGCCTCAGAGAGCGCAGATCGTCGAGATAGCGAAAACGTTCCGCCGCGCGTCCTGAATCGTTGAGTTTAATTTTTGAACTCAAGATATATGGTCTTTCTTTCTTTCTCTTAAAAAAGAGAAGGACCATATATCTACAGTTCAGTTTTTGAACTCAACGGTTTCCACGGCTCATCACCGTTGAAGGGCATCTCGTATTGGCTTCGATAGCGGTGAAGCCGGTGGATTTGGATGAACCCGGCCGCTTCTAGCTCTTTCAGAGCCTTTGCCAGCGTCGCTCGGCTCATATGGGCGTTTTCCATCAGCCATTCATAGGACGGGTTGACCGTCTCGCGCGTGTCCGCGTTGAAGAACGTGGCGAACAGCAGCCCGACGCGAACGGCGCCGGCGGAGAGCTTTGGCGACCGCGCCGCCTCATAGAGCCAGGTCACGCGATTCCGATTGTAAGTGGCGCCGTAATCCATGCCGCGTGCATAGCACGGCGTCTTTTTCATTCAAATCGAAATTTTTCGATTGACTGAATTTCAGTCGTAGGCTAGTGTTCTCCCATCAACACAGGAGACGGACATGACCGCCACCATCATCGAAGTCCGCGAGACCTACGGAAGCGACTGGTACGTGTACGCCGGATCGAAGCTGATCCGCGTCTGCCCGTCGCTCGGCATGGCCCGCGAAGTCGCGGCGGGGCTGTGATGCAGACAGTCGTCGCTCTCTACAGCAAAACGGACGCCATTGTGCAGCCGTGGGTGCGCGCTGGGTTCCACGCCGTACTAGTCGACCTCCAGCACCCGGACGGTGAGCATACGGACGGCGACGTGACACGGATCGGCGCAGACATGCTGGATTGGGTTCCGCCGCTGTGGCTGGCCCGGACTAGCGTCAGGATGGTGTTTGCCTTTCCTCCTTGCGACCATCTGGCAGTTTCCGGTGCGCGCTGGTTCGCAGGAAAGGGACTTGGGAAGCTCGCGCACAGCATCCGGCTTTTCGACCGCGCGGTTTTCCGGTGCGAGTGGTTTGGCACCCCGTACATGATCGAGAACCCGGTCAGCACGATTTCCAGCTACTGGCGCAAGCCGGATCACACATTCCACCCGTGGCAGTACACCGCCTACGAGGCGAGCGACAACTACACGAAAAAGACGTGCCTCTGGACCGGGAACGGCTTCGTCATGCCGAAGCCGAAGGCAGACTGCGAAGACATTGACGACCGAATCCACAAGGCTGCGCCGTCGCCGGAGCGGGCAAACTTTCGGTCGGCAACACCACTTGGGTTTTCGCGTGCTGTGTTCGCGGCAAATCACAAACTGGCAATGGCAGCCTAAGCCCTTCGGCTTCCCGCCTACGGGCGGGTTTCCCAAGTGCTCAGACATCAACGGAGAACGGACATGGCTCGCGCCAAGAAAGCAAAGGAAACGACACAGACGGTTCGGGCCATCAAGGGCTTCGACGCCGATATGAGGTGTCGCGGATTTCAGTTCGAGGTCGGCAAGACCTACGATCACAAGGGCGTGGTGGAATGCTGTTCGTCCGGCTTCCACGCCTGTGACGGTTCCCCGATGGACGTGTGGGGCTACTACGGCCCTGTCGATGAGGGCGGCAGGCTGTCGCGCTATGCGGCTGTCTCAATGGCGGGCGCTATCAGCCGTGAAGGAAAGGATGACAGCAAACTCGCAAGCGGTCGCATTACCATCGAGGCGGAAATCACGCTGCCGCAGTTCGTCAAGAAAGCCGTTGATTGGCTGATTGACGCGACGAAAGGCAAAGACGGAAGCGGCGACTCCGCGCGGATCGGTTCCAGCGGCAACTACGCGCGGATCGGTTCCAGCGGCAACTACGCGCAGATCGGTTCCAGCGGCAACTACGCGCAGATCGGATCCAGCGGCAACTCCGCGCAGATCGGCTCCAGCGGCAACTCCGCGCGGATCGGCTCCAGCGGCCACTCCGCGCGGATCGGTTCCAGCGGCAACTCCGCGCGGATCGGTTCCAGCGGCAACTACGCGCAGATCGGTTCCAGCGGCAACTACGCGCAGATCGGTTCAAGCGGCTACTCCGCGCGGATCGGTTCAAGCGGCCACTCCGCGCAGATCGGTTCAAGCGGCGACTCCGCGCAGATCGGATCCAGCGGCAACTCCGCGCAGATCGGTTCAAGCGGCGACTCCGCGCGGATCGGTTCAAGCGGCGACTCCGCGCGGATCGGTTCAAGCGGCTACTCCGCGCGGATCGGTTCAAGCGGCTACTCCGCGCAGATCGGTTCAAGCGGCGACTCCGCGCAGATCGGTTCAAGCGGCAACTCCGCGCAGATCGGCTCCAGCGGCAACTCCGCGCGGATCGGCTCCAGCGGCAACTCCGCGCAGATCGGCTCCAGCGGCAACTACGCGCAGATCGGTTCCAGCGGCAACTCCGCGCAGATCGTGGCTGACGGTAAGAACAGCGTCGTCGCGGCGGCCGGTGCCGGAACGACCGTTTCAGGCGCGGTTGGCCTTTGGATTTCCATTGCCGAGTTCAGGGACGGCAAATGCGTCGGCTTCGCTACTGGATGCATTGGTCAGGACGGCCTTGAAGCAGGCGTCCCGTACATCGCGCGGGGCGGGAAGTTGGTCCCCGCCTCCTAAGCCCCTCAACTCCTGAACAGGAGAGCAACATGAGCCTCGCAGACTCCCACGCAATCGATTTCAAGTTCGAAGACCTCACAATCGAGATTGCCGGCGTCCGCATCGATACCGGCATCTGCGGAACGGCGATCCTCGCGTCTGATCCCGGTTACGAGTTCTTCGTCGCGTCGATCACGCTGGACGGGACGACGTTTGAGCCGTTCCCAAAACCGGGCCGTATCTCGCGGGATCGCATCTCAGCGGTTCTGCGACTGGACCGCCCGGCGGACGGCGACACATCGAACAGCGCTGCGCTGTTCCGCATCGTGCGGGACGCAATCGAGAACAGCCCGGAAGCGCTCGAAAGATGGCGCGACGAACGGCTCATGGCAGCGGAGTAGGACGATGAGCGATACGAAGGAACTGGTCGAACGGCTGCGCATAACATCGAACATGGTCAACATGGGCGAGAAAATCTCATGGGGTCAAGACGCTGCATTGATGGACGAAGCCGCCGACGCGCTGGAGCGCCTGGAGCGCGAGCGGGACGAGTGGCGTGATGCGGCGCACCTATCGGCATGTGAGGCGCATTCCGGTCTTCTCGAAGAAACCGAGGCAGAAGCCTCCGCCCTCCGCGCCCGTGTGGCGAGACTGGAGGAGGCGCTGGAACCTATGCCATTTCTTTGGCTCAGATACGGAGCGCTGGCCAGAAGCGTCGGCGACAAACTTGCAATCGATATGTCGATCAAAGGGACGACCTACGAGGCGACGATAACTGTTTGCGATCTGCGCAGAATGCTTGCCGCCCTCACCGAGGAGCAGAAGCCATGACCACCCGCTACGACTTTCCTCTTTTGGCTGTGATCATCCTCGCCGTCATCTTCATGGGAGCAGCTACGCTATGAACCCCGATCACCCCCGTCTCATCGAAAGGATGCCTCGCATCGAAGAGCACGTCCGCCGCGACCGCGTTCTGGACGCCATCGAAACGCTCATGATCCTGGACGACTCTGCCGAATTCCGCATCGTCGCAAGGCGGCGGTATCTCGAAATCACGGGGCAACGGCAGTGAGCGCGTACAGCCAAGCCTGTCGGGACTGCGCTTTCGGGCTTCTCCGAACCGCGCGCCAGCACCGAGAAATGGGCAACGAAAGCGAAGTCATCCGTTTGGTCAACGCTTCCCGCTTCTACTGGCGGATGTACAAACAGGAGATTATGCAATGAACATAGCAGTCGCGAAGATCGGACACAATCGCAGCCCGTTCGAACTCTCGAAAGAGACCATCGAAGACCTGTACTCGGAGGCCAAGAACTGGCTCGACGGTGAACCCGTCGCGACGCAGGAACAGGCCGACGAAATCCAGAAGCTTCTTCGGATGATTCAGGCGGCAGAGAAAGAGGCCGACGAGCGCCGCGTCGCCGAAAACAAGCCGTTCGACGACGGCAAGGCAGAAGTGCAGGCGCGATACGCCCCGCTGATCGCCAATACGAAATCCGTCAAGGGCATGACCGTCCTCTCCGTTGAGGCGTGCAAGAGGGCGCTCGCTCCGTGGTTGATCAAGGTCGACGAGGAGAACCGCCGCAAGGCAGAAGAGGCCCGGAAAGAAGCCGAGGAAAAGCAGCGCATCGCAATGGAGGCAATGCGCCAGCGGGACGGAACCGATCTCGAATCGAGCGCCAGAGCGGAGGCGCTTGTCCGCGAAGCCAAGGCCGCCGAGTCGGCAGCGCGCGCGGCGGGCAACGCGAAGGCGTCGGCAAAGGGTGAAGGCCGCGCCGTCACTCTTCGCGACAAGTACACGCCGCAGATCACGGACTACACCGCCTTCGCCCGCCATGTGTGGACGGCACACCGTTCCGACATGGAGGATTTCTTGAACATCGAGGCCGCCAAGATTGTTGCGAGCGGCATTCATGCCGGCATACCCGGCGTCACCGTCCATCATGAAAGGGTGCCCGTATGAGCACGCCGCACGTCTACACTGCCATCCGCGCCGTCATGCACGATATCGGCCAGACGGGCATTTCGAAAAACCGGAAGAACCAACAGCAGGGCTACCAGTTCCGTGGCATCGATGATGTCTACAACGAACTGAACAGCCTCATGTCAAAGCACGGCCTCATCATGACGCCGCGCATCCTGGCCCGTGATGTCGTAGAGCGGCAGACCTCCAAAGGAGGTGCGCTGTTCTATGTCACCGTCGAGGCCGAGTTTGATTTCATCTCGGCAGAGGACGGGACGAAGCACACCGTGCGGACGTTCGGCGAGGCAATGGACAGCGCCGACAAGGCGACGAACAAGGCCATGTCAGCCGCCTACAAATACGCGGCGATGATGGTCTTCTGCATTCCGACCGAAGGCGACAACGACGCCGATGCTGTGACGCACGAAGTAGCTCCGAAAAAGCAGGAACCGACACGCGTTTCCGCCGCTGAAATGAAGCGCGGGCTTGAGGCTATCGAGGCCGATCTTCTCGACTGCGCGACCATCGCCGACGTGAACAAGTGCGCCAAGATTTGGGCATCGATCATGGAGCGCGACGGCTGGACGAAAGACTATCGCGATGTTGCGGCTCCGAAGTTTGCCGCACGCCGAGAGGCAATCAAGGTTGCGGATGCTGAGGACATATTCCCGGCCGACCGCAAGAGCAACTTCCAACACCCCATTATGGCAGGCTGACATGAAACAGATCACAATCGCCGGGCGTCTCGGGAAAGATGCCGAACTTCGCAGGACACAGGGCGGCGATCCCGTCCTGTCCTTCCCCGTCGCCGTTGACGACGGCTATGGCGAGCGCAAGTCGACCATGTGGTTTGACTGCTCCGTATGGGGTAAGCGCGCCGACGCGCTGTCCTCGCATCTCGTCAAGGGCATGGCTGTTGCCGTCTCTGGAGACCTTGGCAAGCGCGAGCATGACGGCAAGACGTACCTCACCGTGCGCGTGTCGGAACTGACGATGCAGGGCGGCGGCAAGCGCCAAGACAACAAGGCCAAGGGCGGCATGTACGACCGCGACGACCCAAGGACTGCCGGCGGCGCAAACCGAATGGCGGCGGACCTCGACGATGAAATCCCGTTCGCTGCGGAGTGGCGCTGAGTTCCACCACAGAAGACCCCGGCGGCTGTAGCTCGTAGCTCAGAACCAGTCGCCGGGGCGGGAGATAGCAGATGGCAGTCAAGGTGAAGGCGCTCAAATGGGAGCCAACGGAAGCATGGATGCAGTGCTCGCGGGAACGCGCACGGGCATTTGGTGGAGAGTACCAAATCGTCATACTTGATCCCGACGATGAGCACCCGCTGCCATCGCTATATTTCGAGATCGGGCTTGGTGCTTTCATGTTCCGTTTTGAACAGGATCAAGACCCTATGGGCTTGCCGGGAGAAACATGCCCGAAAAAATTTCCATCGGTCGAATCTGCCAAGGCCGCCGCGCAAGCCGACTACGAGCGCCGCATCCTCTCTGCAATAGAGGAGGAATAGGCCATGGCTAAGCGCCCCGAGAAGCCCGTCTACGCCTTCCTCCGCTGCGGGAATTCACTCGTGCCTGAGTACGACTACGACCTGAAAGCACTGGACGGCGTAACGAACGGGCAGCGGGTGAAAGTCGAAATCAAGGAGTTCAGGAACGCAGCCCGCGCCCGCGCCTATTGGGCCATGTTGCACGATGTTGTCGAGGCGACGGGAACGGTGCTCACGGCGGAACGGCTTCATGAAGTGCTCAAGCTTGAGAACGGCGTCATCGATACGGTCCGCCTGCCCAACGGGATAACCGTGGCAATCCCAGGATCGATTGCCTTCGACAAGATGAGCGAGGCCGAATTCGTGTCGTTCTTCGCCAAGGCGCAGGAATGGCTCGCGAGAACCTACGGCTTCGTACCAGAGGATCAGAGGAGAGTGGCATGAGCTACACCGACGAAAACATCAAAGATGCAGAACAGTTCCCGGCTCTCGGCGCGGAGTATTTCGCTGCAAGAGATGCGGCAGAACGCTTCCTGAAGCATTGGCAGGAAGAGCACGCTGTGCATCTAGCCGAGGCTATCATGAAGCCAGTTCTCGATGCCGTGCAGGAAAAGGTTTGGGACGCGTTCCGGGATTGGCTTCTGTCCGACACAGAAAGTAGCGCGGCCAGCGTCATGCGCGACATGGTGGAGAACAGCGTCCGCGCGCTGATCGGCGGGCAGAAGTGGGCAAACGTCAAGTACATTTCGCCTGAGGGATACCAGACAGAGAAGGTGCGCGAAACGCTGGCGAAGCTCTACAGCGACGAAATCAAGGACGGCCGGATTGCCGATCTTGAAAAGCAGGTAGCGACGTTGACCGAAGACGTTCGGCGCTACCGCGATCGGTATTGAGGTTGCAGCCATGACCCTCACCCGCTGGATACGCCAGATCACCGCATGGTGGGAAGCCCGCCGTCGCCGTGCACAGCGCTACAAGGCCATGCCGTTCATGCGCGAACTGGACCGGAAGGAAGCCGAGTATCGGCGCGCTCATAGACGAGGCGCGGCACGGATCGTGAAGGCCAAGCGCGAAGCGATGACGAAAGTGCTCGCAGGAGAAATGTGATGTCCCGCTTCGAGTTCACCCGCAAGCAGCGTCTCGAAATCTGGCAGCGCGCCAACGGCTGCTGCGAGCGGTGCAATGCCAAGCTCAAGGTTGGCGAGGGCGAGTTCGATCACCGCATTGCCCAGGGATACGGAGGCGAGAACACCGTCGAGAACGGCCAGCTTCTATGCCGGGTCTGCCATCGCGGCAAGACCGGCGACGACAAGCGCATAACGGAGAAGGTCAAGCGAGTGCGTGACAAGCATAGAGGGGTATACCCGGCCTCGAAAGCCAAGATCAGGTCTCGCGGCTTCCCCTCCTCACTCCCCGGCTGGATAGCCGTACAGACAGCGACGAACGAAGAAAGGGACAGCGAATGAACGCCCCAATGTATTGCGAAACCTGCCATCGGGTTGAGCGCGACCCGATCATGCTCGACGCGGAAACATGCGGTCAATGCGGCGGGTATCTCGCCGGCATGGATGAGGACGATGGACAACCCGACGAGGCACAGGAGTGGCACGACTATGACCCCGACTGCTGACTTAATCGATAGGATGAGCCGGCTTGCATCACGTCGAGAGCAAGAAGGTATCTACACCGATGCCGCGCTTGTTTCGGAGTGCGCCGCTCGCCTCGCAAAGGCAGAACGCGCGCTAGAAGAGGCGAACGACTGGCGGCCGATGGAGTCGGCACCGAGGGACGGGACTGAAATCCTCGCTGCTATTGAAGTCCACAATACTACCGGCAGGAAGTGGTGGGAACGCCACGTCATCAGTTTTGATGAGTGTCGAAACGAAATCGGACTCGATTATGATCATGGCTGGTCTTGGGAGGACTACATCCGATGGCGTCCTCTCCCCTCCCCGCCGAAGGAGGGCGAATGACCCGCGCGCTACCCCTCACGGAACGTCAAGCACGGACCTTGTTGCGGGCGGCCGACAAGGAGCGCGGCATCGTGGAAGTCAAGATCGGCGACACCTTTGTCCGCCTTATCCCCGAAAGTCGCTCACAGCAAGAGCGGCCAATTGACGAAGAGCGTAATCCCGAAACCTTTGAAACCCTCGACGACTACCTGGCGTGGAGGGACAGGAAACATGCTCGTGAGAATCAAGGGCATTCATAGGGTCAAGCGCAAACTCGCCGATGGTTCCACCCGCGTTCACTATTACGCGTGGCGCGGCGGGCCGAAGATGACGGCCGCACCGAAGACCGAAGCCTTCGCGCTCGAATACGCCAGATTGAAGGAAGGCGCGCAGCCAAAGACGACTAAAACGCTCGGCGACCTCATTGATAGGTTCACCACCGTCGACGGGAAGCCGAACCCCGATTGGCTGGCGCTCGCCGAGACGACGAGACGCGATTACGTTTACGCGTTTGGCCTGATCAGGAAGCAATGGCCGAGCATGCCGATAGCCCTGACGCAACAGAAGGGCATGAAAGGCGAAATCAGGAAGTGGCACAGGAGCTTTGCCGATAACCCGCGCAAGGCAGACAAGATGCTCTTCACTTTGTCCAAGGTGTTCTCTTATGCCGTCGCTGACGAACTGATCGAAAAGAACCCGTGCGCGGATATCGGTCGGCTGTATAGCGGGTCTCGCAAGGATGTCGTCTGGTCGCCGGAACAGGTCGAGACATTCCGCACTGGAGCCGCGCCGCATCTCCGCCTGCCATTCGAGATCGCCATCAACACGGCGCAGCGGCAGGGGGACATTCTCGCCATGTCGTGGAAGGACTACGACGGGACGCACCTGTTCATCCGCCAGAGCAAGGGCGGCAAGCGCGTCAAGGTGCGCGTTCACCGCGACCTTAAGGCGATGCTGGACGCGATGCCGAAGGACACCATCCGCATCCTTACCAACTCGCGCGGGCGCCCGTGGACGAAGGACGGATTCAAGACTTCATGGGGGAAGGAATGCGCGCGCCTCGGGATAAGCGGCGTGACGTTCCACGATTTGCGCGGGACGTTCATCACGGAGAGGAAGCGCGAAGGGTCGACCGCCGAGCAGATCGCTGGCGTGACCGGGCATTCGATTTCTGAAATCAACACGGTGCTTGAACGGCACTACCTGGCCGATGACCAGCAGGCATCCGACGCAGTGATTCTGCGCATGGAGAAGAACACCAGCCGAACGAAACGTGTAAACGTCCGGTAAACCGCCTCTATGCGCTTAGAGAAACAGGCTTTTGTCTATGTCGACGAGAACCAGAAAGTCCTTGAAAAACAATGAGTTGTAGTCTACAAATGGTGGCGATCCCGACAGGATTCGAACCTGTGACCATCGGCTTAGAAGGCCGAAAGCCAACCGCGCATTTCCTGACATTGCGCGATTTCGGTTTACAGTTTCAGACCCTCGCGCGGCTGAGAAAACCCGGCGCAGTGTAAACGGAGATAAGGCTGATGGGTGAGAATAGCAAAATCGAGTGGACGACGCATACCTTCAACCCGTGGATTGGCTGCACGAAGGTAAGTCCTGGGTGCGACGGGTGCTACGCGGAGAACCTGATGGCGATCCGATACAAGCGCGTCGAATGGGGCGCTGGCGAAGACAGGGCGCGCACGTCACCTGCGAATTGGCGCAAGCCGCTACAGTGGGAGAAGGAAGCTCGAATAACCGGCCGGCGACCGTTTGTCTTCTGCGCATCGCTCGCAGACGTATTCGACAATGAGGTCGAAGAGAAATGGCGCGACGAGCTGTTCCGTCTGATCGAGGCCACGCCAAGTTTGATTTGGCTTCTCCTGACCAAGCGCGTTGGCAACGTGCGAAAGATGACTGACCCCGAGAGAGGGTGTCGATTCCTGCCGCGCAATGCGGCGATTGGCGCGACAATGGTTAACCAGGAGGAATATGACAGAGACCGGATGAAGTTGCACGATCTCAAATATCAGCGCGAGCCGCTATTCACCTTCGGTAGTTTCGAGCCGCTTATCGGCCCTGTCATTCTCGACAAGTATGCACCGGATTGGATCATCGTAGGCGGGGAGACGGATCAGGGTTCTCACAAGGCGCGCTTTACGGATGTGACGTGGATGCGTGGCCTTCGCGACCAGTCGGCCATGTTGAACCGCTCGTTCTTCTTGAAGCAGATGACGAACAAGGCCGTGATACCGCCTGACCTTCAAGTGCGTCATTGGCCGATAGATAGAACAACGTATGCCGCCGCGTGATGGTGCGGTCGAGAAAAGTGCCACAAGCTAGCGATATCGGGCCTGTAGCCGATGGTTGCCCCGAACCTGGACCATTGACGCGGCAAGAGAACTCGACGCTCGCCCCGAACCTAGGAGAGAGATGATGAGCGAGACGCTGACGTGCATTTGCTGCGGCCGAGGTTTGCAGAACATTAACACGAGAGGGTTTCAGCCAGATAACGGTTTGGCGTTTGCAACTAGCGGGCACTACGGGTCGGCGTACTTTGACCCGATGGATGGTTCGTGGCTGGAGGTCGCTATATGCGACGGTTGCATTCGTGATGCTGACGACCGTGGGGTAGTCAGGCATTGGCCTGAAAGGCAGCAGCCATCTAGAGCCGAACGCATCGCGACATTGGAGCGCGAGATTTCCGAACTTCTAGCCGAGGACTGACCCCTTATGACCGCTTCCGCGAAAAAGGTAATATCGAACGCGATCCATCTTCCCAGCGCCCGCAAGTGCGACGAGTACGCCACCGCCATCCTGGCCGCCCTAGATGCTGCCGGGTACGTGGTCGTTCCGAGAGAGCCGACAGAGGCGATGCAGGAAGCTGCACGGGCGGCGCCGCTGGCACGTGGGATAGGCTACGTTGGCATAGGTGGCATCTACCGCGCCATGATCGCAGCACAGGAGAAGCAGGGATGACCAGCGAACGGTTGCGCAAGCGCATACCAGAATTCGGTCCGCTTTCAGATTTTCACCACGAAGTCCTCGAAGCCGCCGACGTGATTGCCGCCCTTGTGGCGGCGTTGGAGGAAATGCGTCAACACAACCTAGACTCTGCGTATCTCACCAGCATGGCCGACGCCGCCCTAGCGATGGCAAGGAAGCCATGAGAGACGAACGCCGAGCCCTTGCTCTCGCTGCCCTGTCGATCATCATGGCAGTAGGGTGGGTGGTATATCGGTACGTGGTGGAGTAGCGAGGCGGGCCGGGCTCGATACCGGCTGCGGGGTTGGCGGTCCTGCCCAACGGCATTAGCGGCCCCTGTAGCGACCTAGCACGTCCATCCGTGCTGCCGCCTCGCATCCCTTGCGGGATAGGTATCGGGACCCCACCATACGGAGGCGAGAAGCTGCCGCTTCTTCTTCGGTAGGCTGCCCCGGCAGAGGCAAGTTCCTATCCCGAACTGCTGGCCGTCGTGGACGGCTGAAACTGTGAAGGCTGCCTCTCGCGCACGAGGCCTAGCAAACTCCAGCGCGAGAGGCAGGCTAACCTCCAAAACCCGCCTTGCCGGTTGGGCTTCTCTAATCCCATACCATCTTCACCCATTAGAATCAACGGGAAACCTTGCGGGATGGCGGGGGTTATGGTAGGGAGAGAGTGAGGCGGCGGCGTGGATACGCAATCGCGCGAGACGGCCACCGCTCTGCCTAGTGTAGAGGCGATGTCTCACGTTTGGGCGGTCGTGCACGGCGCGCCCGAAGCCGGGGTAGCGTCCGGCCCGCCTCTTTCACTTCCCGAACCACGTCATCAAGCTCAGCACCGGATGAGCGAACCTCGCCATCTGCCATGACAACCCCCACTCCATACGCTTGAACAGCCACCATATGCGGATACGGGAGAGCATCTAGTACCTCGCGCTTGAAACTGTCTGCATGGCGAAGTCCAGAAGTTCGTGCCGGTTGCGGAACTCGTGGACCTTGAGACCGTCGACCATGAGTTCATACTTCGGCGTCCGACCGTCTTCGGCCATCGTTACGCGGATGTAGACACGCTGCTGAGACACGGGGCCGTTCATTTGCGATACCAGCCCTTCCTGATCTGGCTAAGATGCGCCAATGACATGCCGATTGCCTTCGCAGCCGCAGTTATGGTTTGGCCAGCGTCGACAAGGCGAAGCGCGTATGCGATTTGCTCATCTGAGAATCGCGCGCGCGGATGCTGTTCGCCAGAAGGATGTGGCGGCGGC